TACGAGTGTAACGCCCGACAAACACATGTCCTACAAAGACATGTTTTTCTTGTGGCAAATTTTCCTGAAACAAAAGGGTCTCCCGTTTGTCATTTCTCATCAAAATTTCAAAACCCTATTGACTTCGATGGGTAAATGTGAGAATGATATCTGCCCGAATTGTTCACCTTCTGTACAAGCCGATATTCTAAAAGTCAAACACTTTTGGGAAAATCATATTCGGTACGATGAAAATGAATACGATCTACATGAACTTGTTCAAATCTATACGACGCATGAACGTGCTCCCCTTACGATTGAAACCCTCAAAGACATCGTTCAATTAGAGTATCCATCCGTTCCGATTCACGGTGATAAAATCGCCAACATTTCTTGTTCATTATGGAACAAGACCGATGATCTGGATACGATCAAAGAAATATGTAAACACAAGGGCATTATTGACAGACAACTCATGTACAATTTTTATGCAACCTATCCGTTTAAATATCATGTGTCTAAGGAGTACTTTGAACAGTATTTTTTGTAGTACACTGATTATTGTTGGCAGAACACTTGCTGAATTTTCTTAAATAAATGGATCCGATGGTAGACGGGAGCGGCTTTTTAGGCTCTCCCTTGTACTGGGACGAGATGAGGGCAGCAGAAACGTTCGCTCTTGGCATACCTTAGACCTTTATTTTATTATACACCTAGGGTATGTTGGTTCTGTTTGTCATTTTAGTACTTGTGTTTTTCCTCATCTTCATGTATAGTGATCAACAATATGGAAAACGCGTTCCTATGCTCGACATCGATCCAACGATTCATGTTCAATTGAGAGACCATCCAAACGACATGTTAAGAAATCCGTATCTTGCCCCTGAACGACCTACGTATTCGTTTGAGTATACACAACTCGGATACCTTCAGAGAGATAAACGACTTCCCTTGTTCGGAAAGCCTCAGAATCCTCGGAGAGACATGTGGTACTATTATACCATCGAAGACGGTATAAAACTGCCGTTGTATGTCAACCGTAGAAAAAGCACAGAGTTTCCCGGTATCGCATCGTTGAGTTCGGGGGATACCGTATATATTGATCGTGATACGTGGGTCGTTGAATTGTATGATGTTAACGCGCGTTCATGAGACCTGCATTTCCTGAAATGAATCGAATGACGTTGTATCGTTCTTCAATGACCAACAGATTGTAATAATAGAGGAGGGTTTTGGCCGCGGTCTTGGCTGTAGCGATCTGTTCTCCAAATGCATCACAAATGACCTTAAAATCTCCGTTGGGGTTAATCAGAGGCTGATGTGTAATGAATTCTAATTCGACCTTTCCGTATTTACTCAAGTTCATCGCACCGGAGGGTTGAAGATTCGTCGGATCCGTTTTTAAACAAAAGTGATAACAATTGAGTCCTGGAAGGGTTATATATCCAGCTCCCTGATTGGTGGAATATTGTTGTTCATAAGTATACACCGAACTTGGTTTTAATTCTTCTCGGACGACACCATCGATGGTGATTCCTAATCGAAGAAGAATTTCCTTGACGTTTTCAGGTCGACGTTCTCCCGTCAAATAGATTTCTCTCCCTAAATGATCTTGAACAAATTGACCATTCACTACATATCTTGAAACATCGTTCGGCATGTAGTTGAATGGCCAATTGGTATAATTGCTCCATTCATTTCTCTTATTTACATCAGAACGTTGAAACAGCATCATCCATGACAAGACCAGTCCGGATGTATTTTGAAGCCATACCTTATCCGAAATGTTTAATTCTTGAAACAACGTATCTCGAATTTCTCGAATTAAATAGGATTGGGGTCGACTGGCAAACATCGCCGCTTCCTCGTCCGATAAAAATACATAATTGCATGATAAATGGAGGTTTTCGAACCATGACGTATTGGGAGGATAGACTTGACCCCATTCAGGAGGAGGGTTGATAAACCGATTGAATTGATGTTGGGCGATGACCATGTTGGGAGCAATCACATCGGAACGGGATTCGCCGGGTTCACTTGCGACGACATTACAGATTTGATACAACTCTGCAAGAGGTCGAAGAATGACTTCGATCGTCAATTCATTATATTGAAGACATACTAAAGGAAACGCTTGTTGAGAGTTCATGCCCCACCAAATAGGAAGAGGAACCCTTAATTGTCGTCCTCGAATGGAAGGTTCTGCTCCTGCAACATAGGGTCCGCCTAACGGATCTGAATAAATGGCATGCGGATAAATGTTTCCGTGCATTTCAGCAGGATTGTACAATTCCGGAACATTTCCAATCATGTCATCCCACTTTAACTTGGACGGTCCATTCAAATCACGGTTCGCTAGTGCAACAATATCATGACCTGTCATGTTCTGGATCAGATTCCCACCAATCATGAATTTAATGTTGCGGATCATCATCGCCCCAATATTTTTAATCCATTTAAACTCGTAGGGATAGTAGGTATATGGGTGCTCCCCCGCCACAAAACTAGATTTGTCAACTCTGTAATAGGGACTGTAAATGTCCGGTAAATCCATGACAAGATACGTCGTCGTCAAAAGCTCGGCATATCGGCGTACCTTAAAGGTAAGGGTCGTATCGGTCGTCATTTGAAGTTTACGTTGTCCTTCGTATTCTAGACGAAAGTTCTGTATACCGAAATTTGTGATTTGTTTGTAGGTGGATGTCCAGTACGTTTTTTGAGGATTTCCGTATAAGATTTCATTTTGGGTCCCTCCAGCCACTAAATTTAATAAACCTCCTGCCATATTAACCTCTTTTATAATATATTTAATACATTATTTGGCTTGTATTTCAAAATATCCATCGATTTAGTATAGTGAGTCGTTTTGAAGTGGTCATTCCCGTAAATGTCTTGTAAAAGAAGCCACTCAAAGAGTCCGCCTGGATAAATGTACGCAACCCCTCCTAATTTTTTAATTTGGTCATACTTTTTATAGATGGTTGGATCGTTGACGTTTCGGCCGTAAATGAGAATAGGCGTTTTTCGTTTAATGGCATCCTCGACCGCGTTGATTTCAAGATGACAGGCAACGGTATTGTGAATCAGAATGTCCTGTTCCGTCGGCAGTGTACTAATCAGTATACGCCCCTGACATTTTTGAACATCTTCATAGGATACATAAGACATGGTATTCCCCATGCTGTTCAAAATCATATTAATTTTAATTCTTTTACCAAAAAATTGAAATAACAGGGTACTTCCATTTCTTGTGTGAAAGATGATCCTCCCTCCGATGGTCATTTATGCGAGCAATCTTGAGGCGGCCAAGGATGCCCTCATTGCTTACATGGGAGTGGACTGCATCAAATCGTTCAGCATCGATGAGCAGTGTGCCTACGTGTCCTTCAAAGATACGCCTCGCACCGATCGGCTAGAAGGAATGGTCAAGAATCTTACGGAGGGTATCTTCCTCGAGTACCACGGCGACAAGTTCAAGCTTCATACACAATATTTTGACATTTAAAATATTCTCCTACAACATGGAAGTATTGAAATTAGGCAAGATTACCATAGATGAACCTTTTTTAAAATACTATTCCCTCAAACAAAAATACGAAACTCGTAAACGACAGATTTGTCCCATTTGTAGCAAAGGACCTCTTCAATTTGACAACAAGGAGAGAACCCTTGTGTCGGTCTGTGTCAACAACCCTTTATGCAGCGGCAACATGAACATTCAGGTTCCCTCTTTTTATACGTATGATCAACTACTGACAGACGCCCAAGAAAGGTACGAGCAGTCGCAGGAGGACATCGTTCGAAGGAAGTTCGATCTGTTGTTCAAGTATACTCAGGATACGAACATTCAGGCTGTACGAGATGCCTACCTAAAACATAAGGCCAAACATGATGCCATTCAAGTAGGATACCATAAAATGAAGATGGTGCATGATCAAGAACTGGACGAGTTGTACAGTCAACGAAAAACGTTTTTAGAGGCTCTAAAAAATCCTGCGTCGGACCTTAAAAGTATACAGACGGATTTGAACTCGGTCCTTAACCGTATCCATACCCTTGAATATCACGTCGTCGGTAAGATCCATGTTCCTTACTCCCCTTTTCTTAACATGGTTCCTGTGTAGCCTTCTTTCCTCCAAAATAATCGACCGCATGCCCTTTCTCTTTCATCCATGCATTCACATGAATTCCGTTGACGTAAACATCGGCCAAAATTCGACCATATTTTTCAAGACTTACATTTTTGAGAACGACATTTTTGTGAAAGATGAGTTGATACAAGTCATCTCTTGCGAGGATTGCCTTATCCTTATGAGGTCCCTTCATTTCGGGAGTATCAATCCCCAACAATCGAACCGAAAACCGATACGCAGTTCCGTATACATAAGCTCCTATCGTAATCGTATCCCCGTCGTACACCTTGATCACCCTACCCTTCTTTACCGGAGGAATAAAGGGGGTCGTCGTCTCATACGTCAGAGGTGTCCAACAGAACATCGTATGTCATGTCCCTACGCAACCTACTATATCAATTTATAAGGAGATAACTTTTCAAACTGTAAACTACGAATACGATTAATGATATAGGCACGGTCTTCCTCATTCTTCTTATTTTTTTCTTCGGGCGTCTTTTTCGATTTCTTTTTGAAATGAAGTACTCCTGCTACGATGGCCACAAAGACAACAAACAGGGTCACGTTGACGACCATCGTATAATACGTAAACTTGATTTGTTTACAGTCTTCCAGTGTACGAAGTAAATGATTGCGAACACCGGGTTCTGTCAAATGCTCCATTTGTTAAATCCCGATAAAAAATATATACTGTTTAAACATATGATCACTTCATCCTTTGGAACATTTTTTTGGTTGATGTCGGCGTATGTATACTTGTTTAAATACAAGTCGCAAATGTCCGCCTATTTTGATCTTGTCTTTTTGGCCATCATCCTCCTGTTCATGTACTTCATCAACGTTGAAATCATGAAAGAAAGATGCGGCGTATCCGCATCCGTCATCTTGCCCACCTTTATGCCATGGCTCATTATTTTTGCACCCTTTATGTTCATTTTAACGGTATTTCCTGAATGGAAAGGTCCTTTTTCGAATACGTTTGGATACCTTGCCGTCTATCTTACGGGAGGAGACTCGACCATCGAAGGTATCATCAAAGACAAAGAAAAACTGACGATGATTTATCAATCCCCATCTCTCCTCATTAACCAGTTTACGTATGATAACTTTGATAAATTAGCAGAAGAAACCTATAAAAACGACTTTGATTTATCCGATGCAGCGAAGGTGACCGCGTTCAAAGACGTCCTTCTTTTGAAAGAAATTATTGCTCTGTGGATATGGTACTTGCTGATTGCTAGCATTACGGTAAGTACATCGTACATTATGCTGATGAACAGCGAATGTACCAAGACGGTAGATGACTATATGTTGGCGAATGCAAAGGCAAAAACTACTGAATGAAGTAGATGGCGAGTGAATACGTAAAGATCGACAACAGAATGACAACAAGCCAGAGCGGAACGACGGTTTTCTTTCTATATCCGATTCCGAAAGGACGTAGGGAGCCATCCGAGTTATACAAAAAGGATGGCTTCATCGCTTGAATCAGAACAAACAATAAAATAAAAATAGCAATCGCCACTGTTAAATAATTCATACTATTCTATATGATTATAATTCTTAATCTGCATCGAAGATGTTGCCATCGGTTCCATTCTCTTCCGTTTCATTCGAATGAAATACGGAATAGAGCGATTCGAAAGCATCTGCGTTGTACGTTTGTAAACGTCCAATCCTCGCTTCCGGATCCAAATTGTTTTGTTCGCGAAACTGATGAATGGCCTTATCCGCAGGAGAAAGTCCCATGAGTTTTAATCGGCGATCATTCGATTCCTTAGTCTTTATTTTGACTGTACGACGATGAATTTCTTCAAAGGAAAGGGAGATGGGTTTCTTTTCGTTCATGAAGATGTCAATCAGCGTTTGAATCAGTATACAGGATTTGGACTGATCCGAATTCGTCAAATAAATTTCAAAAATCCGGTAAATGTAATAGTACAATTCATAGATGGACGCAGGGGTCATCGGCGTCTCCAACTCCTTGATCATCTCCTTGATTTCAACGGAGGTCGATACGGCATAAAGCCCCAGTCCGCTGGGGTCTGGAAACATCCTCCGCAGCGTATTGAAGTAGTGTTTGGCGGTAATCTTTTGAAGAAGATCGGAGTGAGTTCTTGAAAGAATGGGAAGGATGACCGGAGACACTTCTAACGAATAATCGTATCCCGTATTGATTCGTTCAGGAACGATCGTGGAAATCAAAAGAATGAATTCTTTCAAGTAGACAAGAGGAATGGTGGGAATAAAAAAGTCTTCAGGGATGTTGATACATCGGTACAATCGTGCACGCACTTCCGTCATCTTTTCAATAAAGTCTTCCGATACTTTGACGACCGAATCTTTATGAACCATTCGAAACGCTTTGATCTTCGCCTCCCCTTGATAGGAGGGAACAAAGACGGACTGTTCAAAAACAACCTCTTTCGTATACTTGATCGGCCGGCGTGTCGGATATTGACCAATCAGCTTCGAGATCGTTTCGCTACGAAATAAACACTTACAAGTATTGACGCGATGGTTGCCCGGACGGAGCGGATGGCCTGAAGTCACCTCTTCCTGAAGAAGGACAAGGATGTTCATGGGGTGAACACTCTCCGATTTAATACGAGTAATTTCAATCGGAGGTAAAAAGGTATTCCAAATGGTATGTGCCGTACGATGGCCGAGTCGCTTCTCTCTGTAGTAGGACAATTGTTGGATTGCAAATTTACTGGAGACGGTCAGTATACTCGCGGTAATTAATTTGTCGGTTAACGTAATCTCATCCTTGAATCCATTTTTGGCCATGATGGCCGAGAGTTTATCCTGTTTCTTGAGAATGGCCGTAATTCCATCAGGGATATTGAAAGTATACACAATACTGGCGATCTTAAACATGAACGCGATGGACATCGGAATGTACTGTTTGGCATTCTTATCCATTTCACGAACAATAAAGTTAAAGTACTTGGTCATCGCAATCTTGGCAATCGTACCAATCTCACTTAACAATTGGATGATGACCGGTGTATCTTCATGAATCATACGAGGAATTTCAAAGAGTGCATCTTCATTCAGTTCTGAACTACGAACCAAATCGTCAAAGACCTGAGAGAATGCCATCGGTCCTACTGGATATCCACTATCCTTCAAGATATAATTCTCATCATCGCGTACAACCGTCCCGCGAATGAGAGCGTCTTGAATGAACACCTGATACTTTTCAGGAGAGGCATAGACTTCAATCAACTGAGTATACAGAGAAGGAACGAGGGGAGTATTGCTCGCCGTACAATAGAGCCATGTTTCGAGTTCTCCCTTTCCAGGCGGGCGAGTATACGTACTGATGAACGCCGCCAATTCTCGATATCGTTCATAATGCGGCTTTTGTAGAATAAAAAGAAGCATCGGCTGCTGAGGAGAGACGGTCGACAGGACTACCGATTCACGCAACGGAAGCATTTTGTTGTTGTACTGATACTCCTTCTTTTTACGAAGATCCGCTAATTTAGGAGCAAGTACTTTGGCAGAGTCAATCGCCTTCGTCAATTCTGCAATTCTTGCCTGTTCACTCACATAGGGCAAATCTGTATACTCATTCAAGATGGCCTGTTTTGTATTTTCGTTGAGTCGAAAAGTTATGTCCGTACAATCGGTCGTACAATCTGGTTCATTCGAAACACAGGGATAAGGACCGTTGCAGGTTTCATCCATGACCCATTCCTCTCCAACACGTCGAAAGTATACATGATTGAGCTTGGCATAATCTCCATCCACCACCACCTTCTTTTTATTCAAAAAGTGAGGGGCGTACTGTTTTGCAAGCGGCATCGACATTTCTTTGACATCCACTAAAAACTGCAATAGAAGTACTTCGGTAGGGTAAGATTCAAACTCTGCATAATTAGTAGAATCCAATTCTTTATCCCAGAAAATGGTCTTTCCCTTATCCTTTCGAACCGCATCAAGGGATGCATATCGTTTGACCACAGGAGGCGAAATTCCCTTGTCTTCTGAAATGTGAAGTGTCTCTTTCAGTGTATGAAGATATTCAATCTCTTGGGAGGTTTGCAAATGAAGTGCATACAATCGACCCTGATCCTCTTTTCGAATGATAAAGTTCCATTCCGATACGGATACATTCTTAGTTCCGTACACTGGATCTTCCATTTCAACAGGAGGAGTATACTGATAAGGAGGAGGGAAGGTTCGCTTCTTGTAGGATTCTAAATGACGTTCCAATTGATCGGTCAAAAGCGTCGTATACTGAACAGATACATCGTTGGCATAGACCAAATAAGTTTCTACTTGAGAAATCGCTTCGTACACTGAAGTAAACGGTTCCAGATTGGATAAGATCTCTACCATCGAAGGAACACAATTCTGAGCATATCTTTTTTTAGTAGAATAGATCGGTCGAGGTACCTGAATCGAAGAAGCCTCCAATAAAGTAGTTTGGGGAAGCTGAAGTTTAGTATACTCAAAATGGGAAGGGAGAGAATAGTAACCATCCATGAGAACGCGTTCAGGTAAGGTGGAGAATCCTGCCGCGTAGGGCTGATCAAGTCGTTGCGGTACCCAGCGACGCAGTACATCCGTTTCTTCCTCCTTGCATTTGGACTTGCGAAACTTTCCGGACGGAATGACGGCTTGACAGGAGTTCATGATGAGTTGTCCTTTCAAATCACTATAAAAAGGAGTTAATTTCTCCAAGACCTGCTTGTAAATGGATGCATAACTCCCTCGACCAGTTTGAAGGGTTTCTATTTCTTTCCAAAAGGTTGCGGTCGAATCTCCCGTATACAGGGGGCGTTTGACATGAATGGAAGGAACTAACCATTTGACTTGATGAGGATGGACGACAGGTTTATAATTGGAAGGCAAAATACGAGGATTTCCTTCTTCGGTCGAAAAAAGCGTTTTTAGTTCCTTGAATCGCTTGACCAATAAATTGGCTTGTTTGATCGTACGAGATGTGGGTGCATCCTGTTTGACTAAACTGTCCATCAAATCAATCAACTGACTTGCTAAAGGAAATCGGTGTTTACTTTCAGGGAAGATATAGTATTCATCGACTTCTTCAATCTGAAGCTCTTCGTCATGTCGAATACTAAGAATTCCCTCCGGAAGTCCTTCAAATTCAAAATCAACATAGACCGTCGATCCTGAATCCAGTTCGATATCAAGTGTATCGAATTCTACCTTTTTAATGATACCACATTCTTCAATTCCATCGGTAAATGTGATACAAATACGTTTGTCTAAGGTATATCCCATTCGTTCAGCAAATCCAGCTACCTTGGCCGAATAAATGACGACAATACTTTGTATTTGTTCGATGACACCGTCTACAATGGCCAGCGTATACTCATGGTCCGGAGGCGACTTAAGTACAATCTCATCTTTTCGTATCGAACTTACTAAAAAGGTTCCATTCAACTCCTCATCGGTAGAGGAGACTTTTACGACATCATTCGTTTTGATTTCAGTCATTATTATTATAATATAAAGAATATAATGTAAAGTAAATAAATGAATTATCCTCATGATTGTTTGCAGAATGCCAAACACGATTTCGTGTTGGTCAAGTATCCTCCTAGCAAAAAGCATGATCCGGAGTATGCTCCCTTTCGATCGGTGGTCTACTACAACAATACGCTAGTATGTACATCCCCCTCCAAATCGATCTCCTACGAAACGTTCAAAGGAACCTATCCAGTTGCCGAGTGTGTGGTAGAAGAGTTTTTAGAGGGTACGATGATTAACTCATGGTACTGTCAAGATAAGTGGCATATTGCTACTCGATCGATTCTGGGAGCTGAATGTACATTTGAAACGGACCGAACCTTTGCGTCGATGTTCTATGAATGTCTGAACAATACTACGATTGAACTCAATCCTAAGTATTGCTACAGTATGGTCATGCAACATCCCGAGAACCGGATCGTATCTGTACTCGAAAAACGTCTGTATATCGTAGGCGTGTATGAAATTGTCGATCAAGTCGTTCGCGAAGTTCATGAACAAACAGAACATTCTCCCCCAAGGTATGTTGTTCAATCGTACGAAGAAGCGGAAGCCCTCGCTCAAACCGTGGGTGGGAAGGGACTCATGTTAAAGTGTAAAGGAGAACGGTGTAAAATCAAACGAACCGCCTATTATGCGCAAGAGACCGAAAAGGGAAATACCTCATTTCACTACCGATATTTGAGTGTGCGAAGTACACCTGAAAGAGAATCCTTTTTAGAGACATTCCCTTTTTATCAAGAGGATGCCGTTCGAGTCGAAAAAGAGATTGAAGAAGCCATTTGTACACTGTACAATACGTATGTAAGTGTCTACATACGGAAATGGCTTCCGTCGAAAGAGTTTTCGTATAAAAAATTCTTGTATGAAATTCATATGATCTATGTGCATACGATACGTCCTGGACGGATGACGTCGCTTCGAGTGAGGCAATACGTCCATCAACTTCCTCCCAATCAACTTACAATCCTGCTACGAGTGTTGAAAACTCCTCGCATAGAGCTGCCGATTCTTGACACGCCTCCGTTATCTTTGCCCGTACCAAATCAGGGCGGGCGTCTTTAAAGGCAAGACGAAGCACTCCTGAAGTATCATGCGGATGCTTCTTGAAGAAGGAAACATAGGTCAGCGTATCGAATTTCGTGTACAAATTATATTCAATCAATTTCCCAATACTGTAGTCTCCTTTCATTTCGATCACTTTACCCTTGTGATTATAACTGCCTGTTATCTTCACATCAAAACAGTTTTCGATCGTTGACACACTCGGCTCCACTTCATAGGAAGAGGAGGCCAAATAACTCAGCTGTTCTCTCAAGACGATCGAGGCAAAGAGGAGGAGCTCCTTATTCGTATGGATCCCTACCGTTTCCAGTACAAAATCAAAGGAGTCTTTCTTGAAGTATCGAAGACCATCCAAAAGATCCCAATCCTCCTTGTTTTTACCGGTTCCGATAAAGGCGGATTCGGACGCTTCCTTATCGTGTGTAAATGCATAGGAACAGGTGGAAACACAATTGTAATTACCGCACTCATTCGCCGTACCTACCGAAGACTTGGCCGTCATGACAATCTCTTCTCCCGAAACGACCACATTCTCACGAAGACGAAGGAAATCAATATACATACCTGTTATCGGATCCGCCTTGAAAATGCTTTTGGCAGAAACCGGTTCGCCTCCCTTCTTAACGTTGAATTTATCCGTGGTCACGTACATCATCGACGTTCCCGTATTCTTCTCCGAAATCGAAACCGTATACTGACTGTCGATGTCCTTATCATGAATCGGTATGCCCCCCAACCTCGATTTGATGATTTCATTCGTGAATCGGGACGTGTTCACCTCAATCGTCATGTCCTCCGGCTTAAACACAAGAATCGGTATATTTCCGATCATCGTACGCCGGAGAGCATTCGCAAAGCTCTTGTCCGTTTCCGACAGACGAAACATGAGGACACCATCAATATCGGAAAGCTGTTCGATCTTCATCTATACTTACAACCTAAGAATATTTATTTAATCAATTTTAAGTTAAATATATTTGGTGAGAATACTATATGCCTGAGATATGCTACTATAGCAACTACTGTGATCCGTCCAAGAAATTACTTCAAAAGATCTCACGCACGAAGCTGCAAAATGATATCCATTTCATTTGTATTGACAGTCGAGAACACGGTCGAGATGGACAAACGTACATCATCTTCAATCAAGAACGGCTTCTTTTGCCCAACGTGATCTCCAAAGTACCCGCCCTCTATTTTACGGAGACCAACAAGGTCATGTTTGGAGATAGCATTTATAGTTATCTACTTCCGAAAGAACAATCCTTAAATCAGGTGGCGACTGCAGGTCAAGGAGAACCCGAATGTTTTTCGATACAAGCGATGAATCAATTGTCCGACATGTACAGTTTTTTGGATCAGTCTCCTGAAGATTTATATGCCAAAGGCAACGGTGGTATGCGACAATTGAGACATTTCAGTTCTCTAGAAGAAACATGCGGGATCAATACTCCCGAAGAGGACTATATTCCCGACAAAGTAGGGGTCAAGGGAAAATCGTTAGATGAATATAAGGCCGAACGAGAAAGAGGAATCGCTTCAGAAATCAAAAGAGTTTAATGCGAAATTATTTAAAATAAGGTCTCTATGCTTAACCTATGGAGAACAATCTGTTAATCGTTTCTACATTTAACACACAATTTATTGATTGTCTTACAGAAATAACCGACATTTATCCTGATAATTTGAAATTTAAGAAATACAAAAGATACATCGGAAGTGTCAAACGAATGAACCCAAGTCTTCTCGTGAAAATTTGGAAAAAGCATGTGACCGACATTTACGAATCCAAGATCGAGGAAGGCAATTTTGAATATTTTTTAAATAAGGACTACAAGGAAGATCTAGCATCGATTGAAAAGACGGAATCGATTGAGGCCGTCATCGACGACATTCGTGCCATCATGGTAGGTATGAGTCAAGAGAACCGAGACAATTCATTCAAATACATCAAGAACTTGACCAAGTTAAGTAAACATTATGTTTAAAATTTAAAAGGAATATATAACATAATCTTATGGCTTCTGATGGGTTTTGTTCTATCATGCACAACTTTATGAAGGACCTTACAGGTACGTTCCCCGAACTGTTAGGTACACCCTATATTTTGGAAATGGTGGAGAAGCCGATCGAGGAAGCAAAACCTCATTACGAAACCGTGTTTTCACACATCACAACTACAGTTCCTCCTGCATGCATGTTCATTCTGAATCAGAACGAAGAACTCTTTTCGACCCCCTTCTTTCTTCTTCCCGAGGTAGACTTTTCCCTTCTATGGAATGACCGCACCACAGAGCATACCAAACAGACGCTTTGGAAATACTTGAAGCTCGTCATGTTATCGGTCATGGATCATGTCAACAAAGACATTTCGGGTATGTTGAACGAAACCAACATTCAAAAGATGATCGAGGACATTTCAAAAACGGAAACGACCGAGGGAATCTCAGATAAATTTAAGGGATTGATCGATGGAAAAATCGGGGATTTAGCCAAGGAGATTGCCTCCGAAACCATCGGCGCCAACCCCGATGAACAGACCATCAAGAACATCATGAGTTCCCCTAGCGGAATCAGTAATCTTGTAGGGTCTGTAGGTGAAAAGATCTCTGCCAAGATTCAGAGCGGAGAACTCAAAGAAAGTGAACTCTTAGAAGAAGCGACCCAAATGTTATCCAAACTGAAAGAAATGCCTGGCATGGGTCAATTCGAAGAGATGTTTTCCAAATTAGGAAAAATTAATGTTCCCGCGATGCAAGCAAAAATGAACCAAGACATTAAGAAGGCGAAAACGAAGGAGCGTCTTCAGGACAAACTCGCGAAACGAAAAGAGAAAAAATAAAATAACTCTTCAACGTATGACGTTCTGGATAAACGATTATACAGTACTCTTTAAGAAAGACGAACTCCAATTCTGGATTCATGATACCATGACGACCGACGAAAAACTGAATACCATAACTCGAATTGTCATCCTTATGACAGTTGCGGGTTTCATCCTGACACAGGAACTCAATTTGATTTGGATTGGACTGGTGACACTGATTGCGATCGTACTCTACCAGAGAACCCTAGGAGGTAAAGAAATGTTTTCGCAATTCATGACGTCTAAAACGGAACCCACTCAGAAGAACCCATTAATGAATGTTCTTTTACCTGAAATTAACGGAGATCCACGACGTGCCCCTGCTGAACCCTATAATGAGGAAACCCATGAAAAGATTATGGATAGTGTGAAAGAAATGCTCGATCCACGAATTTATGCAGGAAAAAATAACGAAATGGAACTAGAGTATTCGATGAGAAACTTTTATACCACGGCGAATACCACCGTTCCGAACGATCAAAAAGGATTTAGCGAATTTTGCTATGGAAATATGACCTCCAAAAAAGATGGTACAAATAAAATATAGGCAGAGTATATGGATATATTAAGCCCTTCCCGTGTGGGAGATGACAACGAAACGATGTCCCAGAAGAACATTCAGGATCAGGCGTATAGTGATTACCTTCTTCAGAACTTTTATACAGGGGATTGCAACATGAGAAAAACGATCGATTTTGCTACCAATAATGTAGCCCTCAACTATTGTGCCGCTGGAGGAAAGGGGAATCAGTGTGGACTTAACGGGTGTCATATCGATGATAACTCGAAGCTATTACTGGGGTCGGTCCAAACCCATCCTAAATGCAAGTATGCCCTTTCACACCGCCAATTTTTAACCGTTCCCTATTTAGGAAGAGGACCGTACGACCCCAACGCGGAATCACTACTTCTGCAAACGGATACCTTTTCCAATAACAAAAAGAGTGTGAATACTCTATCGGAAAAGGACTATTCCTCGCTTACGCAGTATCCCCTCATCCCTTCGATTCAGAACACGGTTACCAACCCCAAGTATTTAGTAGAGAGTGAAGCCTCTGCAGGGTGGTGTCGGGGAGGTGAATGTACCCGAAAACAAAATATAGAGTCAAAATAAGAGATGCTCAAAACACTGATGATTGCTCTGTTGATTGCCGCTTTTTTTGTATTGACCTTTCAACGAGAGGGATTTGCTGTAGGGAATACTCCGCCTGATATGGAAACAAATTTGAAAAACGCAACGGATGCACTTCAGGGAAATTTAAATTTAGGATCGTATCGATCCAATTATACCACGATGGCGACCGACATGGTCAAATGGGCCGACCTTTCGATGTTGGATGTATTGACGAGTGGTAAAAAAGATGCGAGTGGTAATTTTTTGTTAGATGTTAAAAAATTCAACGACCTTGCTACCTTTAAACAGAATATTGCGGACTTTAATAAATCCATATCTTCCATGTAAATAATTATGAATACTAGATAAAGTTTGTTATCTAGTATACTACCATGAGTAATATTAATCTTCCTCAAGGGACGCTTAACCCCAATTCAGGAAATATGAGTAGTAATCGACTCCGTGCTGCTGCGGTATACAACACCGCACTTGCTTCAGCGTGTGGAAGGATTGGTCCACAGGGTCCTCCTGGAGGAACGGGTCCAACGGGCCCCAATGGTTCGACGGGATCCACAGGAGAACGAGGATTGCAAGGGTTGCAAGGAATCACAGGCCCTACAGGACCACAGGGTCGACAGGGAGATAAAGGAGACATAGGACCAACAGGATATACAGGATATACAGGATATACAGGAAGAGATGGGCCTCAAGGATTTACCGGTCCAAATGGTATAAGTTTTACAGGTCCTCAAGGAATCAAAGGAGATACAGGAGCTACTGGTCCTGAGGGTCCTACCGGAAAGGCTACCGTAGGAAACATCGATGACGTTCTTGATCAAGGAAATACAACAAGTCGACAAATTATTGTAGGAAGTGCACGGGTCAACGGTCCACTATTAGCACAATCCATAACATATCCGAATGATACTGGAATCGAAGCGTTGACGATCGCGAATAGTTTGTCCATACAAGAAGCAGGTGGTGCTATTATTAGATCACTCCGTGAGAATCCAATCAAAATTAATGGAGTCGAATTTTCACATCTAGGAGTAGTAACCGGAACCACGATTAATGCTACCAGTAATCTTACATCTAGAATTGATGCTTTAGGACTTGCAAATACCAATCTTTCTATTGGTGATATAAATGCTTTAAATATTTATATTGGGAAACCAAGTTCATCTACACAAATCTATTCCCCGTTAATTTGTTCCCAGATAACTTCAGGAACAACGCTTACATTAGCAGCATCTTCAGGAAATAGCGTGGTGGTGAATTCTCCTCTTAATATAACAAACTCCACAACTATTGGTGGAACCTTAAGCGTACAAACCATTATTGCAGGATCTACGACGACAGCTGTAAATTTATATACGGGTCAGACAACAAATGGCAACATCACGATTGGAAATACTGCTGTAACCACGAATATCGGAGGAACCTTAAGTGCACAGACCATTATTGCTAGATTGGGAGCTACAGGAACCTCTGTAAATTTATACACAACTCAGACTACTGGTGGAAATATCACCATTGGAAGTAGTGATGTAACCACGACTATAGGTGGAACCTTAAGTGCACAGACCATTATTGCTCGATCTGGAGCTACGGGCTCTGCTGTAAATTTATATACAACTCAGACTGCTAGTGGCGACATCACCATTGGAAATACTGCTGTAACTACAACTATAGGTGGAACCTTAAGTGCACAGACCATTATTGCTCGAACTGGAGCTACGGGCTCTGCTGTAAATTTATATACAACTCAGACTGCTAGTGGCGACATTACCATTGGAAATAATGCTGTAACCACAACTATAGGTGGAACCTTAAGTGCACAGACCATTATTGCTCGAACTGGAGCTACGGGCTCTACTGTAAATTTATATACAACTCAGACTGCTAGTGGCGACATCACCATTGGAAATAATGCTGTAACCACAACTATCGGTGGAACCTTAAAGACACAGACCATCGTAGCAAATACAACGACAAACGATGTTAGTTTATTTACAACAAACACTGCAGGAACAGTTGGGATTAATTCTATCACAGGAACAGTTAGATGTGGTGGGGTAAAATTTCTTAATAGCACTACAAATCTTACAATTAATAATCAGTTAGGAAATGCTGATATTTATATTGGAAACGAGCAAACAAATGCTTTTCTATATTTGGGAGCAGGAGGAGGGACACGGACAGGAACTATTGTTATTGGTAGAGACGGATGTCCTGTAAATGTTAACGGAATCTTAAACATACAGACCATTAGGGGTACAACAGTAGGGACAACTGTAGGATTATATACAACTCAGACTACTGGTGGAAATATCACCATTGGAAGTAGTGATGTAACTACCACTATAGGTGGAACCTTAAGTGCACAGACCATTATTGCTGGGTCTACGGGCTCTGCTGTAAATTTATATACAACTCAGACTGCTAGTGGCGACATCACCATTGGAAATAATGCTGTAACCACAACTATAGGTGGAACCTTAAGTGCACAGACCATTATTGCTCGAACTGGAGCTACGGGCTCTGCTGTAAATTTATACACAACTCAGACTACCGGTGGCAAAATCACCATCGGAAGTAGTGGCGTAACGACCCAAATCGACGGAACTTTATCGATTGGAACACCCACCACGATCACATCTACCGCATTCACCACAAGTACACCCGATTATTCATTTAATGGAAGTGGAAACATTAAATTTAATACCTCTCCCTCGGTACCTGTACCCACATCAGGATCTCATGCTACTACGAAAGAATACGTAGATACTGTGGTAGGTAATTATGGAGGAAATGGTCTCGCGCTTTATTTCAACACGCCATCTACAACAGCTCCTTCTACAGGAACCCTCTCCAACGTAGCAATTTCAAGTGCACAGGTCATCGTTACCAAAGCGATGGCTACTGGAGATAACCTGATTGCAACCTTTACCACCTCTGGATATCCGAATACATCCTTCATCCCAATTGGGTTATGGACATCGACCATCTATGGATCAAGTAGTTCTGCAACAGGAACGCTTCGGTATTTTTTTAAGGTGTATAAGGTTGTAGGAAGTACACCTACTCTGATTGGAACAAGCGGATATTCTTATGATATCAATTCCATAACCCCCAATCCTGGAAACTTTTACAGTACATTTGCACTAACAACGGAACAAACACTTAATACAACCGATTTGATACGAATTGAAATTTACGGTAACGCCTCTGCTGATGTTCCTGTAAACAACATATTAAGCACTTATTTTCAAGGAGCTACCTATTCGTTCATTACTACTTCATTAAACGGAGGCGTATCTTTATTGACAAAGACCAACACGTGGAGTGGGACCAATACCTTTTTGGTGTCTCCAGTAGCCCCAACTCCTGCAGCAGGAACTGCTGACACCACCGTTGCAACAACCGCCTTTGTAAGCACATCTTATTTAACAAAGAGTGATGCAACGTTTACGTATGGCCAGATCGCAAATCAAACATGGACAGGTACTCATAATTTTCCTACGATAAATGCTCCGATCATAAATTCTGCAACTAAAGGTTCAACGGTAGGGTTGTACACCGACCAGAGTGCAGGGGGCAACATAACGATTGGAAGCGGTGTTGTAAACACCATTATCGGAGGAACTCTTATTGCAGGGTCGAACGGAATATCTACGTCATCAGGCAACCTTACAATTGGAGCATTTGGTGATGTATCCATCACAAAACCGCTTACGACCAACGCAAATACGATTACAACAACGAGTACAGCTACTTCAGAGGATCATGTCATAACTAAAAAATATGTGGATACTCCTATCCTAACAGGGTTATATTTTACAAATGCAGGTACGGCAGCCGGAATTGGAGGGACCGGTACATTAACTCCTTCCAGAACAACCACACAAAGCGCTGCACTTTTTAATAGTATAGTTGTTCCAACTGGAACAAGCACTTCTTATACAACTCTATGTACATTTACACTTACTACAACGAATAAATATATCATACAAAAAGGAAATGCGTGGATTTTTATGATTCTGACGGGTACAAACAGCTTTTCATATAAGGTAACGTTAACGTCGGGTACAGAAATAGGAAATGCTAGTGCAGCAGATTTAGGATTGAGCACAACTCCTACTGTGTTATCCATTAATATTCCAATTGAGAATACCCGATTGACTACACAGAATATCGTTCTCCTTATTCAAGGATACAGTAATATTGCAAACTCTACCGTAAACATTAACGCATCTCCTCATCCTTATATATATTTTAAGGCAGATGAAACCATTTATCCATCCATTACTCCAATTGGATCCATTATGCCCTATGCATCTCCTCGATTGCCATTTGGATATCTATGGTGCGATGGTTCAGCGTATTCTACCACAGGTATGTTTAAAGATTTATCTGACGCGATTGGAACTACTTATGGTAATAATGGAGCAAATACATTTAGGGTTCCTGATTTAAAAGGTCGTTTTCCTGCCGGGGCGGCAGCGGTAGCTACACTAGCAGCTTTAGATAATGCTTCCGCGGTTTCAGGAGGAACAGTTACTATCGATTCAAATCACATACCTGCACACTCCCATCCAAATACGGTGTCGATTACACAAGCTGTATACCGTACAACATATAACTATGTAAGAGATAACTTAGCTGGGAACACTATTTCGATGGATAATGGACCAAATGATGGCGCAAACAAAACCCCACTTGGAGGTATTACATATAGTGATAGTAATTCGATCACTAAGGAGAGTGACGCTGGCGTAGGCATTACAAACGCAAATAACGTCACTACAAATAAGGCCTACTACCAACCTCACACTGTAGTCAATTATATCATCAAGTTTTAATCTGTTCATACACCTCCGCCAATTTGGGAAGAACATGTTCAAACCACTTTCTTTGTCGTGCAATCAATACCGTACTCACCACATCCAATTTCCAATAGATTGTGTTGATCCATCCGTCCGTCATGTGAGCGGCGGACCATTCCGTAAATTCTTCTTCCGTACACTGAAAGGGAGGATACACATACCCTACTTTATCCGTGAATACTTGATAGAAAATACCCTTGTATTTTCCATCTTCTGTACGTTGAAACGTACCATCCGCGCGGAACGCCTCTTCGGATTCATACTCGACAAACTTTGTCTCGAGAAAATCGCATCCGTCTAAATCGCACACTTCCATTTGGAGTTGACACTGAATCCAATATTCTTCTTTTGGATTGCCATTAATTTCACGACTAAATGGATTCTTGATCTCTAACATGCGGCCATACAAAGGTCCTTCTTTGGCGTTAATCCCATCAGGTGACGCGGCCAAAAAGGAATGTACAGGATGAAGTATACACCCGAATCCTTCTACCACCGTTTGATGCGTATACTCATAGTACTGAATGGAAATCGGTTCATACTTGACTCCCCAGTGTCGAGGTCCTTCAAAATTACCATCTTCTATGAAAGCATACGGCTGTTTTTTAGTTTTGATCAGGTCTCGAACCTGAGAAGGTGTACCGAGTGCTTTATGGGCTACGCTCGCTGTAATGAGTTTATGACGGAACTCATGCCATTCAACGGATCTTTGATCGGCTTGAGGCGTGGCTCTCAGTCGTTCTAGAGATGGTGTCGAAGGAGGAAGTGTATACGACGTCCTTCCTTTCGTGCACATCAGGAGTGCGAATGTATACAGTTCATCGGGAAGAGGACCATAATGTTCTTCGATGACGGCCTGAACTTGATGCATCATTTCGGACAAAAACCATTCTTTGGATAAAAACTCGATGTTATTTCCGATATATTCATCCATGAGATCTACGATGGTTTCGACTTCATCCATGTTATACACTAGTAGTATACAACTATCTTTCAATTTATTATAAAATTGATATATGAAAATCCAGTATACGATAGGATAAAGATGGAAATTGTCGCTAAACCCGGTCTCTATGTTCCTGCATGGCGCGAAACCGAATACGTGGATGTATGTCCGTTTGAAAAGGGACAACGTCGAGCGGCTACCCCTTTTATGTGTAAATGTCGGCATCAAGACGATCTATTTCATACGGGAACGGAGTTCAACGCTCATGTCAAGAATAAGTACCATAAAACATGGCTAAAGAATTACGAGAAAACCATCCGTGAAGATATCGGATTGTTGAATACCGAAAATCGAGAATTAAAGCGCGACAACGCCATTCTCTATGCTCGTGTTGAAAAATTGGAAGCAAGAATTCGTAAATTGGAATCGGAAGAAAACTATTATGATATTGCTCTATAAAAATTGAAGGGGTATCCTCCACGAAGGAGAGGATAAAGATGGATTATTATGCAGAGGCCGCAAAGGCTCTCGCCGAATACATCAACGGATATGGGTTTCCTCTCGATCGCAATATTCCTCTACGAAATCATACATGGTGGTTTAATTTAGCAGGAGCGGCCTATACGTTGATCGAATCCAAGTTTCGAGAGAAGGAGATCATCGTGTCGCTGAATCCAACCGAACTTGATCTACTGCGTAGGAGAGCCATCTCTCGAGGTGCATCGATTCGCGACTTAACCCACGAAGAGATCATTCTGTATGACATCATCGACATGTTGGAGTACTACAACTATGCATGGCCGAATAATCCTCCTTTAGGATATCAGATTCCCTCGTCCTTTTATCTCTGATTTCCTTAAAAAGACGTTGACTTTCTTGGGTTTATACATGATCGTATCCATTTGAAGAGGTTCTTGAGGAATGATTTCTTCTTTTTTTTCAGAGAGATGATGTATACATTCGGCAACGTAGGCTTCAAAGGAGGACTGTAGACTTCCATTCATCTTGGTTTCAAACATTTGAGTCGTAAGTTCGAGGACTTGTGTTTTAAACGGAAGGATGTCCACTTTTGGTTTTTCATAGCGGATTCTTTTTTGAATCAGGTGGCGATAGGTAGCATCGTCCATATCATAATAAAATACCTTTTTTAGACAATTTAACCCCATACACTTGGAGGGATGATCGACGATCCTGTATTGAATCCTAGACGTATCGTCCCTATATACACCGGCCAATCACTTAAATCCATCGTCCAAGAAGTACAATTATAAAACATTTCGGTCATGTCGGTAACATGAATGACATTCCATGATCGTATGTCGACGTTGATGATCGCACATCCAGAAAAGGTTCTTTTCATCGATATCACCCGACCTACATTCAGATTGAAAGAGACTGGATTAAAGGCATCACAATTCACAAACGTATCATCCATGTTCAGGACGGAAGACGTATCCCACTGGATGTCTTGAGGGTTAAATGCCATACATCCATAAAACATACGATCCATCGAAATGAGGGAGGCCATGTTCCAATTCAAACGGATCGGGTTAAACTGTGTACACTGAAAAAACATATTTAGACCGCTTGTATTGGGCAATATCGTAGGTGTAGTCGATGCAGAAATGGATAATCCGATTAATGTATAAAACTGATATCCTGCACGAGACAACGGGATTCCACCAAAGGATACGATCGACACATTCGAACAGTTGAGGTTATGCCATAAATAAGGAGACGCAGAAGGCAATTCAGGGTTGTAAAAACTAAGCCCGTCAAACAAAGAGGTTTGTTTCAATAACGTATACCGTATTTTAATGGTATAAGATGGATAATATTCAAGAACTTCAACGTTATATAAAAAAGAGGAATCGATATTCAATAGAGGTATATTCAGAATAATGTCGGCGATTTCTACGGCGTTATTAACAATAATGATGTATTCTAAGGTACCGGATAAGGATGGTGTGGTATAACAATTCGTTAAGGCACAGGTCTTTTGAAATTGAGTTTTTCCATCGGTCAGTTGTTTTTTTAGTTGATAGGTAGAATACGAGGAATGAAGACCTTCATCTTTATACAAGACTGTATTTTTTTTACGAGAGATCTGTTCCGAAGAGGAATTTGTGGTAAACGCCATATGATAAACGTTGATATAAAATTGATGCATACAGGTCTATGGATCCATAGACATGTATGAAGCCCTACGAGCGAAAAGCGGAGAAGGCGAAAAAGAAGGATGCAAAGAAGCGTCTTCAAACAGGCGAATGGTCCGTTCCAGAAAAGGTAAAAGAAACACCCATACCCAAGATTCCATGGTTTGATTGGTCCGAAGAAGCCTAAACTCCGGTCGATCCAAATCCTCCCTCGTTCCTTACGGTTTCACCTAAGGATCCTACAAGATACACGTACATCGGTTCAAGTGTCGGCGTACATACTTGAACAAGCCTCTGCATTTTTTCTACTTTGTACGATCCATCAAAGCATGCGATCATCGGGCCGCGATATCCGCTGTCAATAATTCCTACAGAGTTGGCCAGTCGGAGAGGTGTATTCGAGATGGACGATCGAGGATATAAATAAAAGGCGGAAGGAGTCGTCTGAAGGATAGATTCCCGATCGTTGATGACGCGACTCATCGAAATCTTCACGCCTAAATTATACTTGGTCGTCCCTTGAAGAAGCA